ACACCAGCCATATCCTTCTGTCCTTCCATACACGTAGCGCGGAAGCGGGGAACATCAGGCATAGTGCCGGGAGTATTTAGGAACGTAGGCAGGTCCCCTTTATATTGAACTACATCACGGGTGTCGTCAGTTAACACATCGTCGGCTAGCTGAGTTGCCTCGGAGTCAATTGCCATTCGTATAACTTGGTGGGCTTCGATGTTTGCCAGGTCACCCTTGTCGAGTGCATTCAGTACATTCTGGATTGATTCCATGTACTCAATGATAGACTTACCCCAGAACTCATCCTCAACATCAATATCAGTTAAGACATCAAATGGAATTCTTCCCTCAGGAGAAGGACTGTCCATCAACTCACCGAGAATCTTACCACCCTCTAAGCAGTAAGCGAATCGTCCCTTGTTTGCATTTACAGGTGCGCGATCTTCCCAGTACTCGTAGACCTCAATCATCTCTTCGGCGGAAGTACCAGTAACATCTTCGCGAGAAAAGAAACGCTTCCAAGATCTACTTTTTGAGTTCTTACTAGCTTCTTCCAGAAGTTTTATCTGATCTGGCCAACGTGCATAGGCTTCCTCTTTCGTAAAGGTCAGTCTCTCGAAAAGGAAAGGAAGAGATCTCCCGGGAAGGGAATCCGCACTAGGGTAGACATCCCAGTTACTAGGAGAGTAGATGTGCAAGTCTCCCTGGAACGTAGCCATGGAAGTCGCTTCGTCAAATTCTAAAAGCTCACCCCGGTTAGGGTCGTGCAGTACTTTGATAAACCCCGTACCCTTTGTTAGAGTTTTGAGGTTTCTCTGATCTACAACTTCTTGAAGGTCGTGTTCTTTTTTCACGTAACGAGAAGCGTAGTCTGCTACCTCTGCCTTACGTTTATCTTTCACAGATTCAGAAGCGGCACGTACCACTAGGGATGGCGGGTTGGCTGCCATCTGTGAGAGCAAATAACGGATGTATTTGAACACATAGTTAATAGCGAAGGGTTGGTCAGTCTTATTTTCTAAGTCCTCGACTACCCCGTCCAGGGTGTCGTGGATATTCTTAGAGTCTTCGAGACTGCCGCCGAGTGCATCGTAAACAAGAGACTCATTAATTTCCCACTGCCATTCAACTTTCTGGCGGCGAGACTGCATTGCTGCTTGGAGACGCTGAGCAAGGATCGGCTCAAACTCATCTGTGGTGTAGGAAGGAATCTTTAGCATCTAGCGTCTTCTCCTGCGAGTCTTACGTTCACGCATATGTTCGAGGATTATTAATTTTGCGCACTTGTCATGGTTGTAACGACCGAGGAAGATCAGACCATTTAGGGCGAATGCTACTAGGCCCAAGTAGTAAAATAGGAACATCATCTTCGTCTTCTTCTCCGCGCTATTCTTAATTTGGTATTTTTCTTCACTGCTTCTTTTTTTCGCCTAGCTTTATTAGCAAGACGTAGAACTTGGTCACGGTGCACGGGTTGGGCTTCGTGGTCCCGGACAGGACGCTTGTCGACGCCGTACTGCATTGCGTCTAAGAGGTGGTACTTGGTACTGTTCTTTATCCCTGACTCATCTTCTTTCCACATAGCATCACCGAGTTCTTCGATGAGGGATTCATTCTCTCCGTTACCGGCATCAATAACTTTGAGCCAACCATCTGAGAAAGCCTCACTAGGATTCTTGATGAGTTCAATCTTGCGCTTATCTTTAATAGGCTTGTGGTAATGGATACCGGCCTTCTTCGCTTCTTTTATAAACCAAGTCTCGTGTCCGTCAGCGATACGCTTCACGATATTGTAGGGCTCACTTTCTTTGGCTACGCCTGCTACTAAATCTGAAGGAGCTTCACCGGGGATATACTTAGAGTCGACAATGTACCAGAGAGCTTGTGCCTTGCCGTGCCTATCGAGGATATCTTTGTCAGGATCTTCTGCAAGTAGGAGGTAGCCAACTTTACCAGAGGCTGCGGGATCTACTGCTTCTATGTGTCGCCAACTTCTGCTGTACCCATCCGGCCAAGAAGCGCCATGTAGGGTTTTGTCATAATTGTACGCATACTTGGTTTCGTCTGTGTACTCCCCTTCTAGAATCTGCTTGCGTTTAATGTCGCGGATCGAGGCGGGGAACTGTGCAAGGGAGGCTTCTATCTTAGCTTTCTTCTCTGCATCGTAAACAGGATTGTCGAAAGCATTGAGGGTGTGGTGGCTTTTGTAAGGAGAAGGTGCTTTTAAATACGCCTTTACTGCCGGGGCTCTGACTTTCTGTGTATAACTAACAAGGACTTTGCCGCTCTTGGCTTGGACACGCCTCTCGCACTCTTCAATAAGACTGACTATAGGACAAAGCTCATCGATGAGAATGCAGTGACCAACGAAACCCTGTACCCTATTCCTTGCTTGCTGTGCATTTTCATAGGAGAAGAACAGGATCTTACTGTTGAGTTTAGGAAATTCTACTGATTGGAGGATGCCTCCCTGAATCTCTTCCTTATATTCCTTCTCATGAAAGAACGGTTTAATCTTTTGCTGCCAATGTTCTTTATAAAGCTTTGTGGTCTGGGCCAGCACCAAACAGAGAATACGTTCGTTAGGCCAAAGCTTGTCAATTTCCAGGTAGGGATGTTTGCGCTTACAGAAGTAAACTATATTGCGAACACCCCACATCGTTTTCCCGACTGGTTTCCTCCAGAGACTTCTACAAAATCATGAGTGGATACTGCTCGGAAGGCGGCATCTTGGTCGGGAGTGGGACGGGAGTCGGGCTTCTCGGGATTAAATGCTTCGTCTAATTTCTGGGAAAGTAACTGCTGTTGGGCTCTGACTAAAAGTTGGAGTTGGTTCTCTCTTGCGTCCATTAGCTTCCATATCTAAAGAAATATTTAAAGGTAAGATCTGCTACGGAGGAAAGGGTGGGAGTGGCATCTGACATAACAGCAACAAAGATACTTCCGTCTGCTTTTGCAACCACGGGCATGTTGTTCGTGTTAATGTTGAGAGTGGCTTGGCCGGTGTTTTGTGTAGTCCAGTCAGCGGTGTTGATCTCGACAGAGCCAAGAAACTTGTCCACCATCTCAGCATCGGATATTGCCAGAGCGCCATTGTCCGTGAAGGTTCCGGAGGGAGCCTCATCGAAAAACATCAGAGTCATGTCAGGCTCTACAGCACCAACACTGATTAATGTTATTTTTGTAAGCTCAGAAGATTGTTCGTCACCAGGAGTAGCATTGGCCAAAGTTTGCAGTCCACCGATTGAGTCTCCGTCTGCGTATGCACTGGTAGTGGTTACTGGTGTAACTTCGACACAGTGGATGCGAGTGCCAGTAAGTTCTGTCCGAAGAGGTGATTTTTTTTGGGTCATCTGTTTTTCCTAAAAGTAAATAAGGGGGAAAGGCCATGCTCTAACGCTCGGACTATTCCTTCTTCCGTTTTGCTGCCTAGTTTTTCTGACCAGCCAGATATGTGGAGTATGGCGTGGAAAATTTCGTGCATCAGAGTAAGCTCTAGATCTGCACCCTTCAACTTCTTGTCAATCTTGATCACCCTGTCCCAACCTTCGCAGAGACCATAGTGACCTTCTGGAAGCTCGTCGGTGTATTGGATTTGAAATTCGATACCCAGGATAGCTATAGACTCAGGTCTCTTAGTCACCAGCAACTCCTAAACGTTTTTGCATCGAGGCCACCAGAGCTTCGAGTTCTTTTTGATCTGTAGGAAGTCCAAGAGGAGGAGGTGTATTGGATTTGCCAAGATGTCCTAAGTATTCGCCTAGGGCCTTGAATGCAGCCAATTGCGCGGAGTATGCCTTGGGGTCATCCGAGCTAGCAATATTGTCTAGGGCGTCGAGGAGCTTATTGAAAATCCGTTCTGCTCTCTGCTTCGCTTCATTCTTATTACAGAACCATTCGCGGAAACCTGGGATAGCCCATTTCTTTTCCATGTTCGAATAGTTGACCACCTCTGCGACTCGACAAGCCGTAAGTAGGTCAGGGTCGCAGGTAGGATTCTCACGCTCTAAAGCCCAGAAAGAAGCCTTAAGCTCCTTGTCCTTCTCGGATGGCAGGAACTCTAAGGAGGTAGCAACCTCTACGATGTTCTTGATTGCCTTCGTCGATGTGGGTCTTTTCTCTGCCATGAGTTCTCCTATAGTTAAGTATAACAGTAAATTAATCTACTGTCAAGTAGAAATTGAGGGAGGGGATATAACTGCCAGGAATCTCAGGAGTCTTTTTTCTGGAGAGGTCTGGGGAGGCGTACAGTAGCACTGATCTTGCCCCACTCTATTTGTAGGTCC